CTTTGACAGAAAAGGAATCTATTTTTTTTACACATTAAGTAAGCAAATATGATTACAGAAAGGAGAAGAGATGGAAGAAAAAACCGAATTTATGAATGATAAGGAATTGGAAATGTTGTTTCAAACCAACACCAATAACTTTATCGCAAAACAAAGACAGTTTAACAAAGTGAATACCGAGTTCAGTAAGAAAACAACCACTTTGTTAAAGCAACTATCTGATGATTACATTCAAACGAGAGAGGAAATTCACAAAATGAATTCCAAAATTGATCGTTTAACAGTATTCCTGATTCTTACGTTATGCCTGTTACTTTGGAGCGTATTTATATGAGCTACCTAGGATATAAAGAAGTTATGGAGCTTATGAAATGTTCCAAAGGAAAAGCATATGAAGTGATTTTAGAATTAAGAACATTATCAGGGTGGAGCGACACATACGAATGTAAGCATCTATCAAGAATCGTGATACCTAAATCCGTATTCTTGAAATATTATCCTAATTTAAAGCAGGCGATTAGGGAAAAAGAAAAAGAGTTATCTGCATAGGCGACCAAACCGACAGATAACTCATGAGGTAAATGGCTCAAAAATAAAGCCATTTCCATTATAGCACATAGAAAACAAAAGGGGGAAATGATGATGACATTACAACAACTTAGGGATATCGAAGATAACAAACACATTGATTCATTTATCGAATCAGACGATTCATTCAACGATTGGGAAAAGAGAAGTAATCCTGAATACATCTCAACCTATTACGAGATGTTAAGCATTCTTTATCAAATCATGGATGAGAACGATGAAATTAAAGCCATCAAATGTGCCGAAGATGAAATGGAAGATTGGATGAACTCAATCAAAGATAGCATGAATTACAACTATTCATTAGCTAAGATTCATGCATGCAAGGACTTCCTGAATGGGGAAGATGCATTTGGTGATAACTATGACTAGGACTACTGCTACTAAGAGTTCTACAAGGACTTCAACAAGAAAATCAACTGCTACTAAAAAATATGAAGCTCTTATGGAACAACAATTTGAAATTCCTGAATTTGGAAATGTCAATTGGGGCAAGTTCGATTATTACAATCATCAACAACGCATCAAGAAAACCAATGAACGTATTCATCAATTCAAGGTGTTTGCTTCCATCTCAATTTCAGTCATTATCGCACTCTTAGTGTTTTCGATATTTGTATTTCTGAGATTTGGATTGGGGGTTGAAATATGAAAGGTAAACCATCTCAGTGTGATTTGCTTCTGCAACATCTAAAAGAACATGGAAGTATAACTGGAGCAGAAGCATTTGAAAAATTAGGTATCTATCGGTTGTCTGCACGTATCGCAGATTTAAGAGCCGAGGGATATGTCATTGAAACACAGTATAAACACAAGAAGAACTCGAAAGGAGAAGATGTACATTATGGAGAGTACATACTTCACTCATGAACTTATACGAAAGCAACAATGAGTTTGAATTCATCAAGCTCAATTCTCGTGAAGAATGGCTAAAAGCAAGAGAAACAAGAATTGGTGGAAGTGAAGCCAGTTCTTTGATTGGCATAAACAAATATCAATCGCTCAGGGATTTATGGAGAAAGAAGAAAAAAGGAATTACTGAGGAAATCGACAACGAAGCAATTCGTTATGGAAATGCTTTAGAGCCAATTCTAAGAGAAATGTTCAGAGTAAAGCATCCAACAATGGATGTTCAGTACGAAGAAAACGCAATCCTTTATTCCAAGAAATACGAGTGGATGTCATATTCGCCTGATAGTTTGATTTGGGATGGAGCAAGAGCTGGAATCCTAGAAATAAAAACATCATTTATTCGCAATTCAGAAATGCTAAGGAATTGGGATAACAAAATACCTGATGCATATTTTGTTCAGGTATTACATGGATTGATCGTAACTGGATATGAGTTTGTAGATTTAATCGCAGAGCTACGATTCATGGATGGAAATGCATCCATTCGTCAATATCACATTGAAAGAAAAGAAGTCCTAGACGATATCGAATACATTATCGAAACAGGACATACAAATTGGCAAACATATTTCATAGGAGATATCGAGCCGAAAATACAATTTGAACTTTAGAGAGGAGAAACAGATGCAATTTGAATTAGAAGCAACAGTATTGAATGGCAAGGTTGTTACAAACGCTAAGGAATTGTTAGCAAACATTGATAACGGACTGAAACATTATGACTACGTTGTTACAGAAAACACATACGAGCAGGCAAAGAAAGACCGTGCTCAATTGAATTCTATTGTGAAGATGGTTTCAGATGAAAGGAAACGTGTTGAAGATGATTTGTTCTCAGAATGGAAAGAGGACAAGAAAAACATCATGGGCATTGAGAAAAAAATCAAACAATGTGCCGACAGTTTAGGACAAGGTATCACAGA